ACGCCAAGATCGGCGACATCATCGACACCGAATAGAACCACGGGGTGGCCGTGCAAGTAGCGTTGGATCTGTCGCAGGCGTGGAAGCCGTACGACAAGCAGGCCGATTTCATCTTTGGCGACAGTCTGTTCCAGCTGTTCCTGGGCGGCGTCGGTTCGGGCAAGTCGCATGCGTTGACGTGCGCGGCAATCGTCCGAGCGTTGCGCAACCCAGGATCGGTCGGTGCGCTGCTCGGCCGTACCGAGATTGACTTGCGCACTGTGCTTTTGCCAAACCTGTTTGACCGCCTGCAGGAAATGCAGGACCAGTCAAAGGTCAACTGGATCAAAGACTACGACAAGGGAAACGCTTGCCTGCGGTTGTTGAACGACTCGGTGATCTGGTTCCGCCCGTACAACCGGATCAGCAAGCTGCGCGGACTAACGCTGACCTGGGCGGCAGCCGACGAAGTGGAATGGAGCGAAGCAGACCCCGAAGAGATTTGGACTGTCATCACGGGACGTCTGCGCGGCCACGGTCCATGTCCCGGGTTCCTTGTCGCCACATCGCCAAACGGCATGCGCGGCATCACCCGTAAGTTTGTCGAGGCCCAGCGCAGCTACCTCGAAGCCAAAGGCCGCGGCACGACCACGGCACCGTGGGACGCGTATCGCATCACCTCGGCCACGTCGTTCGACAACCCGTACCTGCCGCAACACTTCTTCGACAGCTTGTCGGCGATGTCTCGCCGTCGGTATCAGCAAGAAGTCGAGGGCAAGGTGCTGCGGCCGCTGCATACAGTGCTGTCGCTCGAGTCACGGCACCTTGTGGAGTGGAGCTGGCGCGAGCATTTGACGCTTCCGCGCGTGTATGGGGTAGACTGGGGCGGGCAGGACCACCACGTTGCGGTCATGGCGCAGGTTCGACCCGACGGGCAATGGGTTGTCGCCGACGAGCTCGTTTGCGACGGCATGCCCCGCGGCCATTTCCAAGACCGCCTGCAAAAGTGGATGCTGTCGCACGGCGGTTCGCCGCCGCGGTGTATCGGCGCCGACCGTGCGGCACCTGTCGAAAACCAAGACCTGCAAGCGCGGTGGCGGTCGACTCAAGTGCGGTGGATGGAGTCGCGCGAGGAGCAGCAGGTCACGCGCGGTCTGGAGTGCATGCGGGATATGATGGATCCGTTGGACGGCGAGCCCGCGCTTGTGTTTTCGCACTCGCTGTCCCAGACGGTGCAGGGGCCGACGGCTGGCATTGTGCCGGCGCTGCGCGGGTATACGTACTACCTCGACAACGACGGCCAGCCGACAAACAGGCCACGGAAAGACAATGTGCACGACCACGCAGTTGACGCATTGCGTTACGCGGTCATGGCGTCGGCAGACTTCACCGACCTGCACGGCGGCAAGCGGTTGCAGCAGCGGCAAACGGCCGACCGTCCGCCCGAAGCATCGCGGCCTGGGTGGTCGTCGCGGTCGGTTCATTGACGTTGCAGGCGCATGGGTTGCGCGGTATGCTGTAGCGCGGAGGTCCACCGATGCCCGTGCAGTTGCAGCCGCTGTCGCTCTACAATGTGTCCGAGGCACAGCAGCAGGGTCAGGAGCTCGACCAGCTCTTGCGGCTTGACTTCTCGTCGATACCAGCCTACCTGCGGCAACACCTGCCGAACACCGACGCGCCGATCCGCAAGATCCCGTTCGTTCGGCGGTACGTCGAAGAGCTCGGCGGGCTGTACCAACGCCCCGTTGTGCGGCGGTTCCTTTCGCCCGCAGATCCGCAGGCGCTGCCGCAGGCTGCTTGGCGCAAGATGGTGACGGTGTACGACGAGGCCCGCGCCGATGCCGCTATGTCGGTGGTGGAGTCGGGGTTGTGGGTGCATCAGACCATGGCGGCGATGGTGCTGCCCGACGGCGCAGGCATTTCCATCCTGCCCGTGTCGCCGTGGCAGATGGAGCCCAAGATCCTCGACACGTTGCGGCCGTGGGACGTCGCGGGCTGGGAGTCGGTCAAAATCACCGTCCCCGATACCATCGACGCCGACACGGGCGTGATCACGTGGGGCACGATTGAACTTACCCGCACCGAGGCGTGGCGGTACGTGCGTGGCAGCAAGATCGGCATTTACGCGACGAACGGCTCGCATCCCTTCGGCAAGGTTCCGCTGGTGCTGGGCCACCGCGTCGCACCCGAGTTGGGGCGGTGGTGCGCACCGCTCAACGAGCCTGTTCACAACCTGCAGATTGCGCTGTGTCTGCTTGAGTCGGAAACCGAGCTCGTGATCCGCCACAGTGCTTGGCCGCAAAAGGTGCTGGAAAACGCAACGATCGCGCAGATGACCGAGCAAATCCAAGTCGGTCCCGATAAGGTCGTTGCCTTGTTGCGTTCGGGCGACCCGACGGCGCCCGGTCCTGCGCTGCGTGTGGTGCAGGGGCAATTGCCTGTCACCGAGCTCACGACGTGGATCGAAGGGCGGATCAAGCTTTACTGTGCCATGCTCGGTATCGACCCGTCAGCGTTTTTGCGCGTCAACACGGCGGTAACGGTGTCGGCCCGTTTGTTCGCGCACGCAACCCGCGCCGAGATGCGCGACCGCATCCGCCCGGTGCTGGAACGGTTTGAGCGCGAGTTGGCGAAGTTGTCCGCGCAGGTGCTCAACCTGACGGGCATTGTTGCTTTGCCCGTCGACACCCTGACGGTTGACTTGCGATGGCAGGACACGGTCACGACCATCGACCCCGTCGCGGATACCACGGCGCTTGCAGCTGCGATCAAGCTCGGCCTGCGCTCGGTGGTGGAAGAGGTTGCCCAGCGCGATGGTCTGTCGCTCGCAGCGGCGCGGGTCAAGGTCGACGCGAACTTGCAAGAGGCGCGCGAGCTAGGTTTCCTGCCGCCCGATCCGCAAACTGGGCAAGAGGTGTCGGTCGACGTGCAAACGGGCGCCGAAACTGTGCCGGAGATTGTGTGATCTCGGTCCAGCTCTCGCGGTCTGCGTTCCTTGACGGGGGCGTTGTTCGGCCGTTGGTGGTCAACGCAATCGAAGCCGCTACGGTGATGGCGCGGGCACTGCGCGAACAGGCGTTCAACGACAAGCGCAAGTTGACGTTCTCTCGAAGTTCTCGAAAGTTTCTCGGCAACGAATACATGGCGGCGCTCGGCTCAAGGTTTCAGAACCGCGAGGGATGGAAGCGGGCCAAACGTCTTGTGCATATCTTGCCCGAAGGCGGATGGATTTGGGCGTCGTCCAATGCCTGGCACGAAACGGCAAAGAAGGATGACGCGTCATACAACCGCACGGGCGGTATGTGGCGCGGTTTGAAGGTTCGCAACTACGGGCCGAACGCGGCAATCATCGAGTTTGCTGGTACATCTATCGGCCAAGAGGTCAAGTACGCGCGCATTGGAAAGGAATACAAGGACGGCAAGCGGCGGTTGCAGGTTGTGTCCAAGAAAGTGCCCAACCGCCTGAAAGCATATTCGGTATTCGCCTACCGCAATACCAACCTGCTGGAGCCGTCGGCGGAGCTGCAACGGGATTTGGCAGACGGAGCGCACGACGCGGTGTTGCTGTGGTTGTCGAAAGCGACAGGCGCAGACCCCGGCACCTTGCGCGCAGTCTCAAAAACGGGTAGAGAGTTTGCGGCGGCGTTGTCGCCGCAGTAGGTAGGACATGTCCGAGAACGCACCACCCATCGCGGTCGCGACCGCGACGGCACCGGCGGTAGATACCACGGCGCCAGCTGTTCCGCAGGCTGCGGAACAACCGAACCAACCCAAGTCGGTACTCGCTCCTGCCGTCGCCAAGCCTGCGGCACCCGAGCCGCCTGCGTACAAGCAGCGGTTGCAGGCGCTGCAGACGCAGCTCAAAGAGCTGTCCGCGATGAAAGCCGAGCAGACCAAGGCGTCCGAAGAGTCGCGGCGGTCGGCAATGTCCGAGCGCGAGAAGCTGGAAGAGGACCGCAAGGCGCTGCAGGCCGAGCGCGATGCGTTGCGGCAGACGCGGCGCAAAGACGCTATGTCCAAGCTCGGCATTCTTGAGAAAGCCGCGGCGCTTGTTCCTGACGTCGATCCCGCCGACCCCACGGGCGCCGCCGCGCTTGAAGCGTGGGCCAAGGACAATCCCGAGTTCGTCCGCCGCGCCGATGCGCAGTCGACACCGTACGACGTGCCGCAGGGTTCGCGGCTTGCACGTATTCTCACAGGCGCCGAGAAGTCGCCGCTGATTTCGCGCGATGGATTGCGCAAACTGTTGGGGGGTTGAGATGGCCACGCGTAATGCTCGGCAGCCTGTGCCGTCGATTGAAGAGTCGTTCAACACGTCGATCGTGTTGCCTGATCCGTCCAGCTTCAAGGCCGTCGACATCGATCGGCCGATGACCCACCCAGGCCGGGTTCAGGGTCTGGACTACACCAAGTGGGCGGTGGCGATCGTCGACCTCAACTCCAAGCCCGACCGCATCGAGGCCGAACGCCGCCGCATTGCGGGCAAAGGCTACCAACTCCTCGGCGGCCGTCCCGTCGTCGAGGGCTGGGCATCGGCTGAGGTGTGGGTCATCCCGCGCGAAATCCACGAGCAACGGCTTGCGGCACGGCAGCGGATGATGATTGACGGCATCGCGACAGGTCGTTACACTGAAAGCGTTATGCCGCGCGAGGTCATCAACCGCGGTCGCGGCTAGGACACGGAGCCTGTTCCGCCCGGCGAGGTAGGGCTTTGCGCGGCAACTTTACGCCGCAAGAGGTTCTACTATGGCCAGCTCGCAGAACGCTAACCGCATCCTCCAGACCTCGTTTGCTCAGGGTCTCACCAACACCGCCCCGCTCGTCCAGCGCGCGGGCCGCATCATCTCGACGGGCGGCGCTCGCACGGTCGACATCGGCGGCGGCGCTTTTGGCGCCATCGGCGCGACTTTGACGAACACCGCGACGACCCAGGCGCTCAGCGACTGGTTCACCTTTTCGGCCAGCCACACGGTTACCAAGAAGGTCGTCAAGCACATTGCGCCTGTCCACACTGTAAACGGCGATTACGGCTTCGAGCAGCTTGGCGCCCAGCTCGCGCAGTCGGCGATCAAGACGTTCGACAAGCTGTTCTTCGACGGACTCGAAGGTTTGTTTGCCGCCGCTCACCCCCGCCAAGGTGTCGGCGACGGTCTGGTTGGCGCGGGCAAGAAGTACCTGGACACGGGCTTGCTGTTGGCTGGCGGCGCGACGCAGGACAACCTGCTCACCAGCGGCCTTGACGAGACCTCGTTGAACGCTGCGATCAAGCTCATGCTCGAGTACCGCAGCGACCGTGGCATCCCGCTGCACATGGGAAGCAACGGCGGTCTGGTGCTGGTGGTCGCGCCGAAGAACGCCAAGATCGCGCACGAGCTGGTTGTGTCGCAGCTGTCGGGTCAGGACATGGCGTCTAACTTCGTCAAGGGTATCGTCTCCGACGTGGTTGTGTGGCCGTTCTCGACCGATGACGACGACTGGTTCCTGATCGATCTGGCCAACGCGCCGGTCGGCATGGCTCTCGGCAGCGACCCGACGGCGCGTATCGCCCTGTCGGTTGACGGCCTGTTCTACGAGGCCGTGGCCGAGGTTGACTGCTGCTTCTTCAAGAGCCCGTACGAGTACGGGATCATTGGTAGCAACGTCGCCTAAAGTGAGAAAGGTAATGTCCTCGGCGTCGGCGTAAGGGGGTGCTGCGGTGGTAGAGATCGAAATTAAGTACGATGCCTCTACCACCGTGGTGCACGCCGACGCCGAGGGCGTTGTCGCCACATCGGCGACGTGCAAAGTCTACAAGCCCGACGGCACCGAGCTGTCGACGGCGGCGGTTACCCTTCCCACCGCGTCGACGACCACCGCAGCAGGCACGACCGCGACCGCGCTTGTGCTGACGTCTGCAGTCGGGTTTGCGGTCGGTGCGCCGATCGCTATCACGTCGGACGGCGTCGTGTACGTGTCGCGGATTGCGCGGCTCGACGGCACCACCGCCCACCTCGTCGACGCGTTGCCCGTCGCGGTGGATAACGGCTCGACGGTCAAGGCAACACAAATCTCGGCGGTAGTGACGGCGCCTGGTGTGGCTAACATCGGCGCGGGCTACCGCATTGTCTGGGCATACAGCAGCGGCTCCGAAAGCCGCCAAGCGTCCTACCAAGCCGCGGTCGTGCGGTGGCCGTGGTTTGCTCCCGTTGCAGGCGCTGACGTCCGCAGCACGCTTGCCAACACGTTCCAAGAGCGCAAGTCCGAGGCGTTCTGCGACCGCGTCGCGGCTGTCGTCAACGACCGCATCCGATCGGCAATCCTGCGGACGGGGCGTCGGCCGTGGCTATACCTGTCGCCGCTCGTGTTCGACGAGGCCGCGCGCCAAGGCATCCGCTACGCGCTTGCCGAAGAAGGCGTCTACCCAGGCGGCGATGCAATCGCGGCGATGCGCGAACTGCGCTTTGCGTTTGACGATGCGATGGCGCAGGCCTTGACGGCTGCGGCTTACGACAGCAACGCAACCGGCACCGTCGACGACAGCACTCCGAACCCCGGCGCAATTTACACGCTGCAGGCGGTGAGGTGATGGTTTCGATTGTCGACCTGCTCGACAGCTTGCGCGCCGCCATCGAGGCCGCGTCGCCGTCGGACCCTGTGTCCGAGGACGACACCTTCCGCACGTTCACCCTCGGTGCGCCTGTGCGTCGCAGCACGCGCGCGGTCCTTGTCACCGCGTCGCCGCCGATACGTCTGTTGCCCGGCGCTACCTGTACGGATTGGGGCACCACCGTTTCGTTGTCGGTGATCTACGCGATCGGGCAGGCCGAAGAAGGCCAGCGCACCGCATACGAACGCGCGTTGCTCGACAGCGAGACAATCGCCGCGGCAATCTATGCGTGGGCTGCTCAGGGCAACGCGCTGCGGGTCGAGCTCGCAGAGGGCGACATTTCGCCAGACGGCGACGGGGCATTAATTTGCGAACGCACCGCAACGGTGCATTGGACTAGGGGGTGAGCTGTGGCTACGTGGAATGATTACAGTGTTTCGCTTGCGCCGCAGATCTCGGGCTTCGGCACCCCGAACATCACAGGCGCAGACTATCGCACGCTGAAGTGCGAGGCGCCGTCGTTCTCGTTCGACACCGCGGTCACCGAGCTCAACCTGTTGACCGGCCAGATCGGCGCCGCTCCCGAGCGCGTCATCGGTCGCCGCAGCGGCACGTTCGGCTTCAAGATCCCGCTGGAGGGGTTGAAGTCCGGATACGATCCGACGCTTGAAAACCCTGGCAGCGCAGGCGTGATCCCGCCTTGGATGTGCCTTGTTGCCAATGCGCTCGGCAGCAACGTTGCCGCGGTTGCCAACGCCGCCAACTTCTGGAACGGCGCGCACCTCAACAACAGCACGTACCAAGCCTCGGGCGTGGCGTCGGCGACGACGACCGCGATCACCTACGATGCGCCTGGTGCGTTTGCGGACGTCGATGCGGGTGACCTCGTGCTGACGGCCGAGTCGCCGACATCGTCTACCCTGCAGCTCGGCTTTGCGAAGTCTGCCGCGGGCAACGTGGTTACGCTGTTTGAGGCGTCCAAAAACGCAGTCAACAGCAATACCGCCGACAACTACGGAACCGCCACGGGTTGGTTGTCGGCCGCGGCTTATAGCCAAATCCCGATGACGATCAAGTTCACGGGTCAAGACGCGACGCTGGCGTATATCATGCAGGACTTCGTGGTCGAGGGCTTCCAAATCACGTGGAACAGCGGCGAGGTGCCGACGGTCACAATCAACGGAAAGTTCTACGATTTTGCGATGGACAAGACCGCGGGCGGTTTGGTTGTCCCTGCCGCCTTCGACCGCGTGCCGCAGATCGTTGGCAGCGTCAACGGCTACGCGTCGCTGGCTGGGTCGCAGAAGTGCGGCATGGAGTCTTGCACGCTGGACTACGCGATCGAGGTCGTGGACATCGTGTGCCACGCTGCGTCGCAGGGCATCTCGGCGGTTGCTTATCGCAACCCGCGCATCCGTGCATCGGTGCAGGTGCTGCACGACACCGCCGACACTGTGTACGACAGCGCCGGCAACGCGGGCAACGTGGGCAGCCACCAGTGGCAGTCGTTCTTGGAGCGCGGAGTGACCACCTCTATCGGGTGCTACGTCGGCAGCAAGGTCGGTCGCGCGTGGGCGTTCCTGATCCCCGCCGCCTACTTCACCGCGGTTGCGACCGAGAAGCGTGGCGAGTTCCTCGCATACAAGCTCGACGTTGAGGCGACCAACTACACCGGCGATACCGCCATCCACACCGAGACCACCACCGACAGCCCGCTAGACTCGATCTTCCGCATGGGCGTTGGATAGTCTCGACAGGTAGGGGCGGGCGGCTCGTGGTGCAGCCGCCCGCCCCGCGAACAGTAGCACCACGCCCCCACACATGGAGCACCACCCATGCAGTCTATTCTTGCGCACCAACCCTTTCGCGTTGCCTTTGTCGAAGGCGAGTTTGTCCCGTCCGTTGCGGGCGATTGGACGATCCAGAGCCTCGACTATTTCGAGTGCCAGGCAATCTACGCCGTCGACGATACCACCGAAAACATCCGCCAGACCCTCGCGCGCGGGCTTGTCGATTGCCCCGCAGGCAAGGACGCTTTCCTCGGCTGCCCGTCGGTGTTGTATGTGCTCCCACTCTACCGCGCGATCTGGGCCGCCACAGCGGGAAACTTGCAGGGGCCGACGGACGGCAAGTAAGCCACGGCGGCCAGCCTCAAACCATCATCTCAGCATTGCCGAAACTCCTGCGATTGCAGGGCCGCGCAGGCATCATCCGCAGCGTGTTGGGCTGTACGGGCAAACCGCACGGCATGCCCGATACCGACGTCCCGGAATTGGCGTGGTCGCACTGCCCGCTGTGTCTGTGGGAAAGTCCGCAGGTGCAAAGCTTGCGTAACCTTGCTAGACTGTCCGAGGTTGCACCGCTCGCGGGTTGGCCTGACAGGTACGCAGCCTGGGCCGTGCATGGTGTCGTGATGTTGCGCGAACACGGCAGGGGGTGAGCGTGGCTGCGGGTCGGATCGAACAGGTCATTTCTCTACGCGGGCAAGACAACGCATCCAAAGTCGTCGAGGACGTCAAGGGCTCGTTTCGCGGTTTGGCCGTATCCGCCAAAGATGTGGCCGAGAAATCTGGCGACATCGAGCAGGGCTTGCGCGGCGTCAAAGACATTGCGGGCGATTTGCTTGGCGACCAGATGAAAGGCCTGCTGGATGTGGCGGGCGGTATCGAAGCCACGATCAAAGGGTTTGGGCCCGCGTTCGGTCCCGTCGGCATTGCGTTGGCCGCTGCCGGCGCCGCGGCTGCGTACTTCTACAGCGAGGCAAAGAAGGCGCGCGAGGCGATTGTCGACGCGCGCATCAAAGAGCTTGAGAACGCCAAAGAAAGCCAAGAGGCGACGGCCAAAATCCTTGGCGTCAATGCGGATGTTTTGGGTGTCGTCAGCAAGAAACTGACAGTGGACGAGCAGATCGCCGAGAACCAGAAGGCGGCGCAGAAGATCCTAGACAACCAAATCAAGCAACAGGAAGCGATCAAGGACGAAGAGGAAGAACAGCTTGCAACGCTGCAGCGAGAAGAGACGCAACTGCGCCGCAATCTCGAAATCGGCGCGCAGCAGTTGGAACAGGCGAAGCAACGTGCCGACCGACTGGCCGCCGCCGAAGCCGTTTCTGTGCGCTTCAGCACCGAGCGTTTGGAGCGGGAAGCGCAGATCAACGCTATCCAAGACCAGCGCGAAAGGCTCAACGCCAGGTCAAGATTGCGCGGCGAGGATTTGGCAAAGGTCGAAAGCCAACTTGCCGACCTTGCGACAGCGCGGGTCAACACAGGTCAACGCGAGCTCGACACCGAGAAACGCCGACAGGATTTGATCAAGCAGCGCATTGCATTGGAGTCTGAAGATCGGGCAGACGCGGCGGCAGGCCAAGCCCTGCGCGAGGCTCGCCTTGCAAAGCAACGGGCAGCCGCTGACAAGGCCGCGGCAGAAACCCGCAGGCGCCGCGAAGAAGAGAAGAAGGCCGAAGAGGACCGCCGCAAAGAAACGCTGGAAACCGTCGAGAAGTTCCTAAAGGGCGAAGAACAAGCCGAGCAAGAACTTGCGGCTGCAAAGATTGCAGCGGCGAAGGGTGTCGAGCGCGCCGAGCTGGCGATTGCAGAAATCCGCCGCAAGGCTGCCAACGAGCGCGAGGTGTTGTCGCAAACGTCCGAGCTGACCGAGGTGGCGCGGGCCAAGAAGCTCGCGGCGCTGGAGCTCCAGACGGCCAACGAAGTCGCGACGGTGCAGAAGGCGCTTGCGGACGAAGAGTTGCGAGAGAAAGAAGCAATCGCGGCAGCAAAAGCCAAGATTGCTGCAAAGGAACGAGAGGACGCGGACAAAATCAAGCAGAAAAACAAAGAGGTCGCGGACAGTCAACGCGCAACGTGGGAGTCGCTAAACGCGCTTGTCGGTCCCGCCGTCGCTGCATTGTCGGGCGAAAGCGGCATCGGTCGCGCGCTCGGCGAGGTATTGAGCCAAAGCCAAAAGCTTGCGGCACAATGGAAGGGCGAGGGCGTCGGAGCCGATGCAATCATCGGGTCTGTGGGCGCGGTTGCATCTGCTGTGGTCGAGGGCGAACGAGAAAAGGCGGCCATTCTCGCGTTGACTTCCGCGGCACAAGCCGCAATCTATTTCGCAACCCCAGGCATGCAGGCTCAAGCAATTGCGGCGACGGGCGCTGCTGCATTGTATGCAGCTGCTGCAGGCGGGTTGATCGGCGGCGGTTCGTCGGCACCGTCTGCAGGGTCGGCAGGCGGCTTTGCTGCAACGCCGAGCATGGGCGGCGGCGGCGGTGGTGGCGGTACTGCGGTTGCCGGCGCAACGACTGTGATCAACTTCAACGCCCCGCTCGGCACCCCGTACGAGATTGGCAAGAGCGTTGCAAAGGCACAGAAGGCGGCAAGCGCGGGCGGGTGGTCGCCGCGCATGGCCATGGGGGTCTGATGCTGTCGCTGCGCACAGGCTCGGGGTGGTCGTGGTCGCTGACGGTCACAGTCGGCGCAGGTGTCGACACCTACACCAACACGGCCACATCGGCGTTTGAGTCTGTCGCGGCGCTTGTGCAGTGGCTGAACGATACGAGCTCGCGGCCGTGGGGGTCGGGCTGGTCGTGGACGTGGCAACGGCAAGACTCGACGGCGGGCGCTTTGCTTGTGCTGCGATACAACACGGGCTTTGTGCTGAACGGCGGCGCATCTGCGGCGCTTGGGTTTGTCGCGGGCGCATACGTCAACACGGCGACCGGCACGACCGCGGCCTTGGGCACGTGGGCGCCTGAGCCGCCTTTGTCTGTCCGCTACGATCTCGGCAATCTCGCAGAGGGCGACGCATCTGGTAACGGCTCGGTGCGACCTGGGTCGATCGGTCTCGCCAATCTTGGGTTTGAGATTGAAGGCATCGGCAAGGCAATCGACGCTGCGCGGTTGTCGTCGGTGCTTGCCGCTGCAACATCGCCGAGGGTTGCATGGGTCTATATCACGTGGTCGGGGTCGTGGGCCGATGTGTCGCTCGGTGAAGTGCGCAGGACGCGCGAGGACACAACGTATCGGTTTGCCCTTGAGGCAAGCCGCAGGAGGCCGTAGGTATGGCAGGCGCACACATCGAAGCCTACGCGTACTCAGAGGGCGGCAGCGGTGCTACGTGCCCGATCGACACCGTACAGACGTTTGCGACGCTGACGGGCACCTATGTCCGACCGTCGACGCCACAGCGGTTTTCGGATTTGTTGGCGTCGTGGCAGTCGGCCATGAACACGGCCGAGCCCGCGGGCGCGCCGTGGAACTTCTATTACAACCCTGCGACACGGCGCGTCACGTTTGAGACTGCGCTCGGTTTGTACGCATGGGATCCCGCGCTGTCCGCGCAAACCTCGCTGTTTGTCGGCTTCACGTCTTACGGTGGCACGGGCACGTCGTGGACTGGTGCAGAGCCGCCGACAGGCCGTTGCGAGCTCATCGGCGCGACGGTCGAGCCTGCCGAGGATTGGACGCAAATCGAGCTCGCGCGGTACCGTCACGGCAGGACCGCAGCCGTAGTGTGGGGAAATCACCAAATCCACAGGATTACTGTGCATTTGGATCAAATCAATTCGTTGATTTACGGACAAGGGTGGGTGCAGTCCGGACGCATTCGCGTATACCAGGCCAACAGCGGCGCGGCGCTCAACGCTTACAGCGCGACAAATCCCGCAGGCTACGTCGACGGCTTTGTCATCGGCTCGACGCCGGTCGCCCAACAGTCCGAGGGGTGGTATAGTTCCGAGCTCTTGGTGGGGGTGCCGCGATGAGTGTGTGGGACGCAACGCGGTACGGCTTTTCGCCAGGCTACTTTCTGCTGGTCGAAGGCATCCCTGTCGTGTGGTCAGAGGTTGCGACGGGAAAGTCGTTGCCGACAGGGTACACCGTCGAGGTCGCGGCGCTGTCGGTCGACCGTTCTGGGCCTGTCGGCATCGAGCAGATTGATCGGTTGCGCGGCACACCGTCGACGCCGCCGCTTTCGTTCGAGCTCCTCGACACTGCGACAACGCGGGATTGGCTGCGCAAGCCGTCGGCGCAAACGGTGCTGACGGCAAACGCATCGGCAACGGCGACAAGTCTGTCAGTCGACAGCTCGTCCGGGTTTACGTCGGACGCGTGGATTGGGCTTGAGCACGTCACGCTTTTCGGTACAGGCGCGGGCGTGCTCAACCTCTCGGCCCGCGGCGTCAACGGCATCGCGTATGCCCACGGTTTGGGCACGTCCTCGCAGGTTGTGTCCGACCGTCCGAGGTATTGGCGAGGGCGCGCTGTGACGCTGTACGCGGTACCCGTCGCCCCCAACGGTTACGTGCCTGGCAATGACCTGTTGGACGACGCGCGCGAGGTGTGGCGCGGCCGCATCACGGGCGGCCCTGCGCGCACGCAAAACGGCTTTGCGTTCGAGGCTGAGGCCTTGGATCGCGTACTCGACGCCGCGCTTGCTCCCGCCATTACCGGCGTTGTGGAGTCGATGGGCGGCCTGACTGTTGTTGATTTGGGCTTGGTTTGCAACGTAGTTGCCTCCGGTTTCAACAGCAACGGAAATATGCAATGGAATTTTGGGTTTTCGTTTTCGCCGTTTGCCGGCTCGGGCTACGTTTCAGGCGATACCATTTCGACAGCCGAGGCGCGGGCGTTGTTTGAAACACAATTCAATGCGACCGCCACCGCTTCTGGCGCAAACGTGCACATCTGGGGCGGGTTTTGGCGAAAAAACGAGGGCATCTTTTATGCCCCATTGACCTATGAGTTTGTCGTCGACTTTCGCAAGCAGGCACAGACACAATCCTGCGCGATGAATTTGGAGTTTGCGGGGGGTGTATACAAGTCGTTTTTGCAAAGTCTGCACCTTGATCATTCCCTGAT